TCTTTAACTGTAGATGAAAAAGGGTTAAAGTATGCGTTTGATTCTCCAAATACTAATCTCGGTGATGAGGTCCTGGAAGGGATTAATAGAGGAGATATAAGCACGTCTTCTTTTGCTTTCAGGGTTGCTCCAAATGGTGAGAAATGGGAAAAGCGTGACGATGGCTCTTATCTAAGAACCATAACGGCATTCGCTGATATCTTTGACGTCTCACCTGTGTACAAAGAGGCTTATTCTGATACTACGGTAGCAAAGCGGAGTATGGCAGAGCTACGTAAGGAAGAGATACCGCCAGAGGTAAAAGAACCGGTTGAACCTCCTGTAGAGAAAAAGTCATCTTTTAAGGATCTGACTGAGCATTATGCTGAGTTAGAGAAACAAATTAATGAACTAAATAAATAGTTATGAATAAATTGGATTTGATTGATAAGCGTTCTATCCTGTTAGAGTCAAGCCAGTCAATGGTTGATACGGCTAAAAAGGAGATGCGCAAGTTGAATGATAGTGAACGGAAAACGTTTGAAACGAATATTTCCGCTATCAAGGGTATTGATGCCGAAATAGAAAAGGCAGAAACCGAAATGAGAAAAGACGTAAAAATTGTTAACATTAACACAAAAAAACAAATGGATAAAAGATTTAATTTACTAACTGCTATCAGGAACAGGGCGGAGGGTCGTTCAATGACTGACCAGGATGCTGCTGTTATTGATGCAGGGAAAGCTGAAATGAGGAAATCTGGTGTTACCGCAGAAGGTGATATCACTTTGCCTCTCGAATATCGTACTTCTATAACTGCCGCAGGAAGTGCTACAGAAGGTATTGAGGTAGTAGCTGAGGATAAGTTCAACATACTTGCTCCCCTAAGAAATGCTTTAGTAACGGTTAAGGCCGGTGCTACATTCCTTACTGGTCTTGTAGGTGATTTGAGTATACCAACGTATGCAGGAACAACCGCAGCATGGAAGGGCGAGATACTTACCGCTGTTGATGGAGCCGGAGCCTTTGGTGAGGTGAATCTGAAACCACGTAAGATCACAGCTTTTATTGACGTATCAAAACAGTTCCTTGCTCAGGATAGTTCAAGTGCTGAGGCGATGTTAAAAACTGACATTGTTAATGCAGTTGCTGCTGCTCTTGAAGGAGCTATTTTTGGTACTGCTGATGGTTCAGGTGTACCATGTCAGGGATTTTTTAATGTGGCTCCTACTACATCTACCGGTGCGGTAACATGGAAGAAGGTTATCGCTCTTGAAACCGCAGTAGATACAGGAAACGCATTGATGGATAACCTGAAATATATCACCAACGCAACTGGTAGGGGTTATTTGAAAGGTGCTGTTAAGGGTACATCCGGTATTATGCTTCTTGAAGGAACAGAGCTGAACGGATATCCAATCCTGGCAACTAATCATATTCCTAATAACCTTCAGGCTGGAACAAACGAAGCTGGTATTATCTTCGGTAACTGGAATGATCTTATCATAGGCCAGTGGGGTGGTATTGATGTTTTGGTTGATCCTTATACACAGGCTGCTCTTGGGATGGTAAGAATAGTCGTCAACGCTTATGTTGATGCTAAGCCACGTAGGGCTGCATCTTTCACTACTGGTTCAATGCTTGTAAGTGCATAGTAATACGGTTTGCAGGGTAGCAATACCCTGCTTACCTTTTAATAAATTAATAATAAACTTTTAATAAATTAATAATAAAGATATGGCACAGAGAAGTATTTCAGTAATAGATATGGAACCCGAAGAGGGGGATGCTCCAACACTTGCAGCTATTGAGGCGTTGACAGTTACCTTAGTAGGTGGAACAGATGACGTTTATCAGTCAGTAGATTACGTTATGAATTTCAGGTACAAGTTTGAGAGAGGCGAATTTAAGTCAGCAGCGGAATTAGCAGCGGCCTATAACGCTTATCTTACAAAGAGGCAGGCAATCATAGACGCAATTTAATCTAATAGAGGGGCGTAAAAACCCCCTCTTTAAATAAACTATCATGGCATACATAACACTTAATGAGGCAAAGAGCCATTTAAATATTAACCTTGACTGGACAGATGATGACCTTTATATAAACTCATTGATAGACATGGTTGAGACAATCATAGAGAATCATATACATGATAGTCTATCAGACCTTGAAGAAGAAGGCCTTCTTCCGAAGCCGGTAGTTCATGCCATGAAACTTATGATAGGTAATTTCTATGAGCATAGAGAGCCTATTATGATTGGTGTTAATGCCATGAAGTTACCGTATTCATTTGAGTACCTTTTAGACAATTACTGTAACAGGACAATATCATGAGGGCAGGGAGATTAAGCAGAGTAGTTTCTTTTTCGAGGAAAGACGTAGTCCGGGGGTCATACGGTGAGAGTACAGACACTTATGTTCCTGTACTTGAAACAAGGGGGGAGATAAGAGAGGTAGGCGGTAACAGGACTTTAAGTAATGAGGAAATATTTTATTCAAAATCTAAGGAATTAACCATAAGATATAATAATATTGTAGCTGAATCAATGAGGGTAGATATAGATGGACAGATTTATCTTATTACCTATATTGAGGTGCTGGGAAGGAATAGAGGCATGAGATTGAGTCTTGAAAAGATTAACGTATAATGTATTTAGACACTATCAATATATCAGAGCTTGAACGCTTTTTTAATGATCTTAAACTGGTGGATCAGAGAAAGATATTTGCTGCTGGTTTTAGAAAGGCTGCGAACCCGCTAAAGAATAAAATGCAGGCTCTGGTTCCTGTAAAAACAGGGAATTTACGCAGGTCAATAGGTTCGTCAATCGCAAGAGATGAGATAGCGTTATACGTGGGTACTAAAATAGGTGGGGCGAATGATGGATGGTATGGCCATTTTCTTGAAGAAGGAACAAAGGATAGGTACCGTAAGGATGGCAGTGAAACCGGGAAAATAAAAGGTAAGCATTTTGCATCCTTAGCATTTATGTACACCGAAGATGAAGTTTATAGTAATATTGAGCAAGAGTGGTATAAAGCTATTGATCGTTTTATTGTACGAACAAATAAAAAACTTAAATAATGGTTGGCAAAGTTATAGCATATCTGTTAAAAGAAAATACCGGGCTTATGGCGTTGGTTAGTGAGGACAAAATATTTCCTTACGTTATCAATGAAAAGACTCATTTACCTGCCATTGTTTACACTATTGATTCAGTCGATCCGGAATATACAAAAGAGGGATGGAGCGGTGATGATGTTACATTCAGCATAGTCAGCTTTACAAATAATTATGCTAACTTGCAGTCAATAGTGAGTCAGATAAGGAGTGCATTAGAGGTAAAGTCAGGCACGTATTCAGGCATAGAGTATTGGAATATTCTACTTGATGGGCAGTCAGAGGGTTTCAGTATATCTGAGAATGTGTTCTTAAACAGATTAACATTTTCAACAACAATAACTGATTATTAAATAATAATTATGGCAAAAATTAACGGTTCACTTAATGAATAAACTTTCTTCCATAATAAAGCTAATAACAATGTCAGCAAGCCTGATTGTAGGTGCTGCGGGGGGAATTATGGCTTATAATCACTGGGTGGTGGGTAAGTATCAGGTAGAGATAGATGTAACGCAGCAGATAGAAGAGTATGACATGATCAAAGCAAATTATCAGGTGATCATTGACAGTCTGGCCCTACTTTCAAGAGAGGTGAGAGGGATAGGCCCGGCAATAGAAAAAACAAATAAAAGAATTGACTATTTAACTGATGCAAATCACAACTTAAAACAGTATCTTATCGACCGTGCTTTGGATAAGGATGAGGTATTAGATATTATCCACATCTGGGATGCTGAAAAAAAAAAGAACAGTTCAGATTAGATTCATTAAGGAGTATATTAGACACGATGAGGTTAAAAATAAAGGTAATTAAGAAATGAATAGATACGGAAATGTGCCAGTAAGCGATGAGACTATAAAGGGGATGACTTTAAACATTAATGACATTGCATTCTTCAAACGGTTCTTTGATCTTCAAGGCGAGAGTTTAGAAATAGAGTTTAATAGCATTAAGCAATCGCTGGCGTTTAACCGTGAGGCCATGCTGTCCGTCATGGAGAAATTGAAGGAGATCAAGGCCGAGATAATGGAGCTTAAGGGTGAAGTCGACAGCTTGCGTGAAAGGGTGCTTAAACTGAGTATTGATGTTGATTGTCACGATACTGATATAAAGATGATAAAAAAGGAATTATTTAACATAAAAACAAATAAGTAACTACAATGGCAAAAATTAACGGAACATTGAACGCAGTTCTCTCAGGCTCGGATAAAGTGCTTCACTCTACCTCCGCCAGTCTGACTGTAAATGTGAATTTAGCAGACACCTCAACTAAAGACGATGGTGGCTGGGCAACGCATATCAATGGGGTTAGAGATTGGTCTATCTCTATTGATGGTCTATATGATACTACGGGCGACGGGGTAACACCTGATGATATCCTGGCAGCGATCATAGCACGTACAGCTGACACAGTGATTAGCTTTACTACTAATGACCCTACTAATACGTCGGGATGGACTGGCAATGGAACCTATTCAGATGTGACTATAACAGGGCCATCAGAGGAGGCTATCACATTCTCAGCAAGTATAACAGGTAACGGCCCACTGGCTGCCCTATAAAAAATATTTATTATGGCAAAAATTAACGGTTCACTATTATTGGTTTATGTTAATGGGGTGGTTATAGCTGCTCAGAGGGATGTGACCCTAAACATTACGCAGAACCTATATGATACCTCTACTAAGGATAGCGAAGGATGGGCTAATCATGGTAACGGCCAACGCAGCTTTAGCGTTGACATTGATGGCTTAGTTTCAACCGTAGGGCTATCTGCTTCAGAGTTGGTCGCATTTATAACAGATAGGAAGGATCTTCTCTTAGTTGTACAGGGTGGGTTTGATTATCCGTATGTTATGAGGGCTAATGTATCATCCTTATCAGTCACAGGGCCGACAGAAGAGGCTATATCTGTCTCGGGGAGCATCTCAGGAACAGGTGAGATAACTCACATGACAGATAACCTGATAACCACCTTAGGGGATTCTTCAACGTATGATACATTCACCATGGTTGGCGTTTCTGTTACTTCGGCTATTAATGCGGCAGGTGGGGCCACAGCAGACAGTGATAATATTGATGTTACTGATACAAGCAGGTACATGCTGTTTACTTATCTTACTCTTAACTCAGGTGAGCTGCCAACAGTAGGTTTATACGGGGGGGCTGCCTATGTCTCTAATGAGGTTGCCTTAACGAACGGTGCAAACTTCATAACTCTTACTGCTACCGGACCAGATGCGACAAGCACGTTAAGAGTAAGTAATACCGCAGCAAGTAGTTTCTCACTTACAGACACGTATGTCTGGGAAATGGATTAGATATGTACATAAATCTACCTTTTAAATTTATGGGCTACAGGTATAAGAAACCTGTTAAGATAGTGTTTAATTTGGGCACATTAGAGG